GAAGAGCAAATTTCTTATTGGGCAAAAGAATATTGGAAAGGAATTGATTCCTCTACGTCAAAAGATCTGATAGAATGGATCGTCGATGGGACGGTCGAGGTGATAGAAGAAATATAGGAGATGATATGCCTGAATTGAAGATTTATAGAATGAATGAAAATGTTCAACTTCCAAGTTTTGGGACAACTGAATCAGCTTGCTTTGACATTCGCTGTTTCTTTCACAAAGAAACTGTCACAGCATACACGACACAAAACGAAAAAGTAGAGTTGCCTGTGAATGATGGAAAGTTTTACTTTCCCGCAGGCTACAGAGCTCTCATACCCACAGGACTCATAATTGATATTCCTTTTGGGTATTCTGTTCGTATTCATCCTAGATCGGGAACTTCTTTGAAGTTTGGGTTGACACTCATCAATTCCGAAGGTATAATTGACTACGATTACACGGAAGAACTCATGATTCCACTTCACAATACTTCAAACTCTTTTGTTGATATTTCCCACGGAGAGAGATATGCTCAGGGGGAAGTGGTGGAATCCATGCGTTACATTGAATTTGTGGATATCAAAGAAAGACCAACACAGAAAACCAACCGAACAGGTGGGTTCGGTTCTACAGGAATATCATAATGAACAGAGAAGAACTTTTGAAGCATCACAAAGAACTATGCGACGAAGCATTGGAGATAATGAAGAGAAAGAATCATGACTACGCTGGTGATTCTGGAACAACACCTTTTGCAAATTTTCAGAGAACAGAAGCTATGGGAGTGTGTTCCACAGAACAGGGTTTCTTGGTGCGAATCGTGGACAAGGTTTCTCGCTTGAGCACATTCGCAAAGGCGGGTAAACTTGTTGTTGATAACGAAGGATATCGTGATGCTCTTTTGGATATCATCAATTACTGTGTTCTTTTCAGTGGATATGTGTCGGACAAGCAGGATAAATGAATTTCTACACCAGTGTTGACATAAGTGGAGATTGGATTCTCATTCGTGGATTTGAGGATGGAAAGCGTGTCAAGAGAAAGGAGAAGTTTTCTCCTTGTCTCTACACTCCAGCTGGAAGCAGAAATCCGAAGAGTAAAACCATCTTTCAAAACTTGGAAGGAAATCCTCTAGAGAAGATTTCCTTTGATACCATCAGTGAATCCCGAGAGTTCATAGACAACTATGATGGTGTTTCCAATTTTGACCTCTATGGCAACACCGATTATGTCTGTCAATTCATCGGGAAGAATTATCCCGATGTTGTGGAATACGACGAATCTCGTATCAAAGTTGTCAACATTGATATTGAAACCACTTGCGAAAATGGATTTCCAACAGCACACAATCCTATAGAGGAAATCAATGTTCTCACAGTATATGTTGATGGGTTCTATCATGTTTTCACATATCAAGATTTCACACCGAAAACAAAGGACACGGTTCTTCATCAGGCGTATGATGAGAAGGAAATGCTTTCGGAATTTCTAGATTTTTGGGAAAGAGAAGCACCAGATGTCGTCACAGGATGGAATATTCGTTTCTTTGATATTCCATATCTCTTCAACCGCATTCAAATGCTTTTGGATGAAAAGGAAGCAAAAAGATTGTCTCCTTGGGGAAGAGTTCGTGAGCGAGAAGTAAGTCGTATGGGTAAGAAGGAAACCGTCTACAAGATAATCGGTGTTTCTTGTTTGGACTATTTTGAACTCTACAGGACTTTCACATACAAGAATCAAGAATCGTATAGTTTGGATCACATCTCGTTTGTTGAACTCGGGGAAAGAAAACACTCCTACGGTGAATTTGAAACGATGTCGGATTTCTACAAAGGAGATTTTCAGAAGTTCGTGGAATACAACATTCAAGATGTTCGTCTAGTTCAGAAGCTGGAAGAGAAGATGCGACTTTTGGAACTCTCTTTTGCTCTTTCATATTCATCAAAGGTGAACCACGAAGACATCTTTTCGCAAGTGAGAACTTGGGATTCCATCATTTATCATCATCTTCTTTCCAAGAACACAATCATTCCAATGAAGAGAGCAAGAAGTTCCATTGTGGAAGAGCAATACTCCGGTGCTTTCGTGAAGGAGCCGATTGTCGGTGAGCATGATTGGGTGGTGTCCTTCGATTTGTCAAGTTTGTATCCTAGTCTCATCATTCATTACAATATCTCACCAGAGAAAATGGTTGAGGGGAGAATGATGCGTGTTGATGATGTTCTTGATGATACTGAAACCGCTAGGGAAAACATAGACGATGCTGTGAGTAATGATTTGTCCATCGCTGCATCTGGAATTTGTTTCAGAAAGGATTCCCAAGGTTTTCTGGGTGAACTCATGGCAAAGATGTATGAAGAAAGAAAGTTCTTCAAGAAGAAGATGATTGAAGCGAAAACCAAATATGAGAAGACCAAAGATAAAAAGTATGAATATGAAATTTCCAAGTATCACAATTTTCAGCTGGTCCGAAAGGTGTGTTTGAATTCTTGCTACGGAGCGCTTGGAAACGTATATTTCAGGTTTTATTCGAGGGAACTTGCCGAATCAATCACCATGTCCGGCCAACTCAGTATTCGTTGGATCATGAACAAGTTGAATGAGTTTCTCAATCAACAACTGAAGACCGAAGGTTATGATTATGTAGTCGCGAGTGACACTGATTCGGTCTATCTTCGTTTGGGAAATTTGGTCAAGAAGGTCTTACCCAATGAAACCGACAGAGACAAGATAATTGATTTCTTGAACAAGAGCTGCGAAAAGGTAATCCAACCATTCATCGACAAGAAGTATGATGAACTCTCCAAAAAGATGAATGCTTTCGAGAACCGAATGCAGATGGAGCGAGAAGTCATTGCGGACAAGGGAATTTGGACGGCAAAGAAGCGATACATGCTCAATGTTTGGGACAATGAAGGTGTTCGCTATTCCGAACCTCAAATGAAAATCATGGGGATTGAAACCACACGTTCTTCTACGCCACATGTAGTTCGCGAAAAACTCAAGAAGGCAATATCAATCATTCTTAGGGAAGACAACGATACATTGGTGAACTTCATCGAGGAATTCAAGGAAGAGTTCATGAAACTTCCACCCGAAGAAGTTTCCTTTCCAAGAGGTTGCAATGGGTTGATGAAATACATGGACGAAAAAAATGTGTATTCCAAGGGAACTCCTATTGCAGTAAAGGGTTCTTTGATATACAATGACCTACTTGCCAAGCACGATCTTCAAAGAAAATACAAGAAGATTCTAGAAGGAGACAAGATTCGTTTTCTCTACCTGAAACAACCAAATCCCTTGCGGGAAAAAGTTCTATCTTTCCCTGTGGAATTGCCAAAGGAGTTTGGTCTGCATTCTTACTTCGATTATGAACTTCAGTTTGAGAAATCGTTCATTGATCCTCTAAATAGTATCGTTGAGAAGATTGGTTGGCGAATGGATAGTGAACAGACATTGGAGAGTCTTTTTGTATGAATGAGCGAATTGAGATGGTTGTTCTTCGCAACCTCCTAAACAATGAAGATTATGTGCGAAGAGTTCTACCCTTTCTGAAAGAAGAATATTTTGCGGATAGTTCCGACAAGATTCTTTTTCGGGAAGTGAGTGAATTCATCAACAAATACAACAAATCCCCTTCCATTGAAGCTGTCAAACTTGAGATTTCAAGTCTTGAAAAAATCAGTGAAACAGATATCAAGAAGATTGAAACAAACTTGGACATCATTTCCAAGAGTTTGAACTCGGAAGACAACATGGATTGGCTCATAGACCAATCCGAAAAGTTCTGCAAAGACAAAGCAATCTTCAATGCTATCATGGACTCCATTCACATCATTGACGGAAAGACGGAAGAATCTGTCAATGTTCTTCCAGAAATTCTATCCAAGGCATTGTCGGTTTCTTTTGACACCAACATTGGTCACGACTTCATCGAAAACAAGGATGAACGATTCGAGTTTTATCATCGCATAGAAGAAAAAGTTCCATTTGATTTGGATTACATGAACAGAATCACAAATGGTGGAGTTCCAAACAAAACTCTCAATGTGATTTTGGCTTCAACGGGTGTTGGAAAGTCGTTGTTTCTCTGCCACCATACGACAAAT